AAAGTGCTTCTTTGTCCACTCACCACTCAAAATGAAAGCCTCCATGTCAAATTCAGGCTGTTTACGATTATATTTCGCAATAGATCTCAAACCAGTTTCACGAACTGGTCGAGTCATACGATATCCATCGCAATTCAGCCCTTTATCCGCCATGAAAGCTGCAAATGAGTGATTAAGATTTTCCTGCACTCTGTAACCACTAAACTTCCTTGCTCTACCAAGATAATCAAGAGTGTCTTCTGTTTCCAGAAATACTTTGAAATCAATGGATTTGTCAACCTGCCCCGCCACAGTGTCAGCTGTGAATATTGGTCCATACTCAAAGTAACTATTATACCAATCTTCCCACGGCTGAAACTCCGGCAGCGGGGTTATTTGTTTAAATGACCGGGGTTAAATGCATTCTTCATACGATCATCGAATACAATACCACCGTTCACCCCAGGTCGACGAAAGTTGTGCAACCCGACAGCATGGTGATGCACATTAAACACAATTGCGCCACTGTTGCCATAATCTGTTGACAGATCATATAACATTTTTGTGACTTCATCACTGCATTCAATTTTCTGCACCGGTGCACTTGCACTAGCAATAAGCCCTTTCTCAAATTTTTCATCTGAATCATAGGCCACCACATGCACAATATCGGTTTCTTTTACACCAGAGACAACCACTCCTGGTCCAGGAACCACATTAACATATAAGTTCACTGTATCGGTGGGAATCTTAGGCATAGTAGCTGCACTACTATCATACCAATACTTACGAAATTGTCCAGCAGTCAAAACAAAAGAAATTCTCTTCCAATTTAAACCATCTGGACGCCAAATCTTACATTGGACAGCAACAGCATCCGGGATTTTTTCGCCACTCTTTGTAGTTAGCGCATGTTCAGCAGTACAAATACCACCCCAAACATGACCCCAGTTTGCAAATTTGCCTTCACCATTGTAAGCCCAAGACAAAACTCCAACGAATTTCCGAGCACGATCCACCTCAAAACGTGGACCTCTATTTAATGCTTCAGGAATTTCCTGGACTGCAGCTTGGAACTGCACTTTCTTCTCAGCAGAACTTTCGCCTTTTTCAATTCTGGCGATTTCTTTTCTGAGATTGTCTTGGTGTAGATACAATCTAGCCAACCGCTGCTCATTGTTCATGGCATTCTTTGCAGCTAACTCTTTTTGCATCTCCACAATTGGCAAATCATTCCGTGTTGCAATGATGGGAGTAGGTAAATCTCTTGGCAAATTCTTTGTGTCATGTTTGAAAAAACACTGATCACCAAAATCACATCTACCAGATTTTGCCCACTTCTGACAATCACGACTACGGAATTTAGGACAATCCACTGAATTATGATCGCTATTAGTAGTATGTACAATACACTTAAACGATTTTGCTTGCTCTTTTGCGGCAGCTTTCAGTGTGGCTTTCTCAGCCTTTTGAGCAGTTTTGCTCTTCACAATTTTGAAGGCAGCTTCCTGCTCAGTAATCATCTTAACATCCTCGACCAGCTCAGGCTTTTGCCTTAACAGAACAGGAGCAGCACCAAGTGCTGCCAACCGTGCTTCCATTTGAGCTTCAGTGATCTCCGAGGATGGACCGCCTCGTAAATTTTGGTCAACTCCGGCCTGACGAAGCTCTTGCTTGATCAGCCTGCGCATCTGAGCTTCTCCATCTTCTTCTCTAGCACGATCGTCTTCATAAGCACCAACGTAATCACGTCCCTGTGCACGACCAGCATACTTTTTGCGCAATTTGCCAACTTCAGACATCACAAGATATCCTTGATCATCGACAAAACGTGATTGTCTCTCAGCAGCTTTATCAGCTTGTGAGAAATCTTCGAGCATTAGCCTTTCAGCAATTTGACCCGGAGATTCATCAATCATATAATATCCTTCATCATCAATGCCGAGCACGCCAGCTTTAGTCATCCGATCGATGACTTTGCCGCGCCACTCAACACCACGAGGGATATCTTGACCGAGACCAATCATTTTCTCACGCAAAGCAAACCAAAGAAATTTGGCTTGCTGAGAATCATTTGGAATTGCCCAGTTCTTGTCATAATCCAGATAAAGGTTTTTGTACCTTTCAGCACCTTGAGCCTTTTCTCCAGCACGACGCTCACCACGCACTTGCACTTTCTCCTGACGCCCAGTATTCAAAACTGCGCCAGCAATTATCGTCTTCACTTCAGGAAGCTCCACTTGACTCACTTTCTTGTGAGATGCTTCGAAGTCTTCCTTCCATTGACGACAATTTAACAATAATTTCACATCCCCAACAGGACACTGCCTTTTGCATCCAAAGCAAATTCCAGTGAATCCTGGGGTTGAACATGAATCACCATGTTGAACACAGTGATAATATTCATTGACAAAATGATTTTTTTGATCATCTGTCATGCGATCAAATTGTTCTTGAGTATAAAGAAAGTCCTTTGGAACCATAGCTTTTACTATCATGGCTTCCACTTGCTCCTTGGTCAGGAACATAGTCTTGGCAATTTCCTTCTTAGACTCAGAAACTTCAATACCTAAATATTGAGAAATAATATTTCGTTCTGTTTTTCCAAGAGGAATCTCTTCCAAAGGTTTCACATCAGGAATTAATACTGCCGGGGCATGTAAGGGTAAATTACTCTTTTCATGCAAGAAGGGACACGAGACTCCATTCTTACAATTTCCTTTTGCGAAAAACAAACACACAGCTTTCTTTGGTTTCTCATCTCTCATGTACCACAAACGCAACGATGATATTGATACAATCATTACGAATATGGCACTAAAGGTGACAATGGGATGTGAATCCATGCTTTGTTTAAGACTATTCAAATGCAGAATGGCTTCCTGCTGAGCCCAAAGGCGATGTAAACCAGCCCATGGATCAGCATTTGCTTCTTTCTTTTCATCCTCTTCTCGAGGATTAAAGCCAATTCCTGCACGAGGCATTCTATCTGCTACAACTCTTTCAGCCATAGCAAGATCCTCCTCAATAGCTTCACGGACAGCGCGAGGCATAATTTGTTCACGACCAAACCACGCACTGTAAGCATCATATCCCATAAAGACAGCTTTAATTGAAGCAATACCAGCAGATACATACTTCCATAACTTAACAGCACCATCAGGCCCATATTTCAGAGCTAGTGGAGCAATAAAAGCCACAGACAATGCACTAAGAATATTCAATCCTTCCTCTTTCGAGGGCAGTGCTTCCTTTTGTTCCTTTTGTTCCAGCTTGTCTTTTTCCATCTTCAACTTGTCATCAAAATGCTTTGAAATTGTTCTCTGATTCACAATCAAAGACCACAACTGCATACAAGCACCAATAATTCCAAGTAGAACATCGATAGTCACGGCACCAATCACGAATTGAGCAATAGAAGCGGCATCTTGGCCCACATATCGCGCATTTTGCACGACAGCTTCCTGCATAGCTCGGGCTGATGAATCAATACGATTACCAGCAACACTAGCCATATGCAGTGCACCATTTGCCACATTATTCAAATCTCGTGAAGCTGCTTGAGCTTCCACGTGAACAGCATTAATAAGTTGTTCTCTCATCATCCGGACTTCACCTTCAGCAGCAGCAAGACGACCATCAAGATCCAGACGCAATTGATGCATCTGATCATTCATGTTGTCCGCCATCTGCCGAGCATTTTCGACGATTTCGAATTGCACATTTTGTGCACCAATCCTCAATCCTTCCATCCGAACAATGAACATATCATATTGTCCACGCAACCAACGACACCAATCCACGACACCATAACACAGCCACACTGCAAGCCAAACAAACAAGGCCACTGCAGTAACAACA